TGCGTACAGTGGTGGCTTTGAACTCGTCTTGCAGGCCCGTGGACTCTGGCATGGCCTTCTTTATTGCCGTTACGTTGTTGGGGGACATCTTGGCCAACTTGGCTACCTCTAGGACCGGGGTGCCCTGACGGAGCATCTCCTCGACCTGTTGGCGGCGTTCCTCGGAGACGCGGGAGGCGTTGTGGTTGGAGGAGGGGTTGGTGTCTAGGCGTTCGTTGTCCACGGTTGACAGGACCGTAGTTGGGGCTCAAGGGTTGTCAACGATGCAAGAGGCCGACGAATACTTTGAACGTAGGTTCTTGGTGGACATGCCGCCCATTCGGACGACCCATCAGGCGGACCTGCGTATCCTCAAGACAAGGGACGGACGCCAGTTCATCGGCAAGATGGCGAACTCGGACATCAAGCGATGGGTCGAGCAGTTCAAGTTGATGGCGAAGAAGAATGTCCCGGATAAGCCCTTTGACGGCCCGCTGGAACTGACGCTGTACTTCGGCTTTCCGCTCATCAAGGCGGACAAGGGCAAGGCGTCGGCCATGACGACGAAGCCCGACTTCGACAACTTGGCCAAGTCCGTCTGCGATGCCCTGACCGACCTCGGCTTCTGGCACGACGACTCTCAGGTGGTGTTCGGCAAGGTGATGAAGTTCCGCACCCCCAGTCCGTTCGTCGGTATCTTCATCAAGCCAGCCCCGTGGATTGACGACCAGTACTGCGAGGCCATCCGTACCCACCTGACCCATGAATGAACTGCTGAAGGAGTCCGAGGTCATCGAGCGTTGGGGCGTCCCCAAGGACGAACTGGTGGCATACCGCAAGGATGTGCTGGTTGAAGGCCGGGACTGGGAACGCATCCCTTCTGGCAATCGCCCCATCCAGACCTGTCCTGTCGCTTTCACCGAGGAAGGCCAGAATCGGGTGTTCGAGCGTTTCGGCCTGAAGCAGGGCCCCTATGTCGCCGAGCCCGCCGAACTGCCGAAGGAGGAAATCCTCAAGGCGACCGTTACGAAGGTCGGATTCCCTAACCGCCGAATCATGCAGATTCAACTTGAGGACGGAAAGCGGGTCTTCTGCAACGTTTTCGACTCAACACCGTTCAAAGCGGAATTGCCCATCGCGGTTAAGTATCGCGGAGGGCGTTATTACTGCGAACATCGCCCCACCTCGATTCTCCGAGTTAACCACCTTGTCAACAGAACCAAGAACAATGAAATACCCAAAGAATAGCAAAGAATCGTCCGAATCGAAGAACTTCGAGAAGGGCGAGAGACTGATGAAGACCGAACGCGAGTATCGCGAGCCCTCTCGCGGCAAGTCGAAGTCGGACAGCATGCCCTCCGGTGGTCGTAAGAACTACAAGGGCAAGAACTGGTGCTAACCGCCGCCGCCAATAAAAAGCCATGACCGTCATCGTCATCACCACTCTCCTCGTCCTATCGTCGTTCGCCCTCGGATTCATGTTCGGGGTGAACAACCCTGACTGCGTCCAGAAGGTTCGCGACTTCATCGCGTTCTGGAGGAAGAAGTAACATGGGCCTGCCGACCAAGGCGATAGCAAGGGCAATACGCTCGATTGCCAAGGCCGTCGGCTCGGCCGAAAAAAAGGCCTCCGGGTATGTCGGCTCCAAGGTTCTTAACGCGAGAGCCTCCGGTCTCGGCGACTCTCGTTACACCATCAACGGATACATCTCCCAGTTCTTTCCTAAAGCGGCCGAGAAAGATGTGGTCAAGAATTACGGGGTAGCATCAATGCTCCCTAGGGGCTACATGCGTCCGTTTGATTTGAAGTTTGTCCGCCAAACGGGAAAAACTGGCCTAGACCCAAAGCCAGATAAGGTTTACTTGGCGGGACACGACATCACCGACCACTGGCACAGCGGCAACTTCAAGCCGGACCATTGGGCTGAGTACCTGCCAAATGGCGGGCACAAAGTCGGGTACAGCACGAAATGGTGGAAAGGCGACCCGCTTGATGACCTCGACCTGACATGGCGTAAGTTCAAAGATAACCCTCTCGGCAGGGAAGGTGGAATTTCGGGCCAGTACACCCAGAGGCTGTCGGATTACGGCCCCGCCGAAATCGAGATGGGCCGCGAATGGATTGCCGGTACTGGTGCCAGTGCCGCCGCATTCTGGGGTGCCGTCTCGCAGATGCGTAAGCCAAAAATTCAACAGCAACCAAAGCCACTTGATGCGACGGAGTAAGGACGAGCCAGACTACGAAGTCTTTGCCCCGTCCAAGGGCACCAATCACCTGCTCGACCCGACCAGAGTGTCGGATGGTCTGCTCGGAGCGATAAACCCAAGCCTCGGAACTCAGGTAGGAGACAGGATGAGGAGACGCCTCGATGGCGACCTCAGCGTCGACAAGGAAACCAAGGACAGCATCGCACTGAAGCCCGCTTTCATCGCCTCCGGTGCTTCCTCGCCCTACGGACTGGGCACCTCCGACGGCAATAGCATGATGGCCAACAGGCCCATCCCATTGCATAGGCCCCAGACCAAGGGAGGCGGACCGAAAAGTACTTTGAGGACGCCTAAAAAAATGTTTTCGTCCTTCGGACGAGGCGTGCCTTTTAGCGGCGGGCTGGCCGACTTCTTCAGGTCAGCGTCTGCTGGCCCAGCGATAGGGTTCGGCAGCAAGCGACATTTCATCCCGAACCAAGGCTTGTTTGACATGGGAATAAATGTCGGCCCTAAAACCCTTCAGGGGCTTTCGTTCAACGGGGCGTTTCCGATGTTCAACCATCAGCAATTCAACTCAAGCATGGCAATCTCGCCGCATGATGAAGAAGAAGAAGCCTGATGTCTGCTGATAGCGTCACCGTAGCGGGGATGAAACTCACGAAGCATCCCATCATCCACCTTCCGTCCGAAGACGAGGTGCTTGAGATGGCACGGACGCTCGGTACCGACGCCACCGTAGAGGTGATGCGTCGCCGTGAGGAGAAAATTCAGGCTGAGGCTCAGGACCCTTACAGGCACGGGTTTGAGCCGACGAGTTGGGCAGACGCGGACGGGCTTCTGATGAAGGGCTCGGAATTGCTAATCATGGGTGGGAATCGTGCTGGCAAGACCGAGTACGCCGCGAAGCGGGTGATGCAACTGCTGTGCTCCCGACCCAACAGCCGCGTCTGGTGCCTGCACACCACAAGCCAGACGTCCATTCAGATGCAACAGGCGGTCATCTGGAAGTACATGCCGCCGGAGTTCAAGAACGCCCGCAAGACCAAGGTCACGAACATCCAGTACTCGCAGAAGAACGGCTACACGGATGCGACCTTCGTGCTTCCGAACCGAAGCCAGTGCTTCTTCATGAACTACGGTCAGGAGAAGAAGGTCATCGAAGGTGGCGAACCTGACCTGATTTGGTGCGACGAGTTGGTGCCGCAGGACTGGATTGAGACCCTTCGATACCGTCTGGTCACTCGCTCGGGTAAGATGATTCTCACCTTTACGCCAATCACGGGGTTCACCCCTGTCGTGAAGGACTACGTGTCGGGGTGCCGCATTAAAAAGTCCCTGTTCGCCGACCTATTGCCAGACACCCAGAACGTTCCGGGCGTGCCAAAGGGCCACATGCCCTACATCGCCGACTGCTCCAAGGGCTCGGCGAGCGTTATCTGGTTCCACTCCATCCTGAACCGATACTCGCCGTTCGAGCAAATCAAGTTGGCACTACGCGGCAGAGGTCCGTACGAAATCAAGATTCGTGCGTACGGCTGGGCGGAATCTCTTGCAGGCTCCCAGTTCCCACGCTTCGGCGAGCCGAACATAATCCCTGCCAATCAGGTCCCAAAGGAGGGAACCAACTACATGGCCGTCGACCCGGCGGGCTCCAGAAACTGGTTCATGGTCTGGATGAGGGTGGACAAGGACGGAAACAAGTACGTCTACCGCGAGTGGCCTGACATCAGCATGGGCGAGTGGGCACTGCCATCCGAGAAGCCAGACGGCCGACCCGGCCCAGCCCAGAAGCAAGGAGCGGGCATGGGTCTCAATGAAATTAAGGAGCACATCAAGGACCTAGAGGGCGGCGAGGAATTGGCAGAACGCTTCATCGACCCTCGGGCCGCTGGCTCTCCGGTCATCAACAAGGAGGGCGGCACCACGCTCCTTCAGTTGCTGGATGAGGAGCCGAATCCGATGTACTTCACTCCAGCCGCTGGCCTTAGGCTTGAGGAGGGCATCTCCATCATCAATGACTGGTTCTCCTACGACCAGAACCAGCCCATCTCTACGGTCAATCAGCCTAAACTTTTCATCTCCGAGGACTGCAAGAACCTCATGTGGTGCTTGCGTGAGTGGACCGGCTCCGACGGCGAAAAGGGCTCCAGCAAGGACCCCATCGACGCCCTTCGCTACATCGCCGTGATGCAACCCGATTTCGCCGACAAGCAGACCAACAAGCCTCTGTTTGGTGGCTCCTATTGACATGAACCAAACACCACCACTCCTCAGGCTCGCGGAGGCATCGCGGCACTTCGGCCTATCCAAGACCACCCTCATCCGACTCCGCAAGCAGGGCGTCCTGAGAATCTTCAAGACCCAAGGCGGCCAGAACATGTTCTACCGCGACGACATCAAAGCATTCCTTTCCAACAATTCCACCCCTTCCAATAATGAGCACGTTCAATAAGCGAGACGGTTACAAAGACCCCCTCGTCTACCACGAAAAGAAGCCCGACATCGTCAACCTGCTGGTCGAGTACCAGCGGTCCGCGTACCATGGCACCATGGTCAGCAAGATGGTCTGGGCCGACGACGTCAGGCTGGCCCGCTGGGCTGGCCAGACCGACGACGGCAAGAAGCACTCTTGGGCCAGACCTGATGGCGACCCGGCGTTCCCGTTCGAGGGTGCGTCGGACGTCCGCGTTCGCCTCATCGACCGACTCATCAGGGACCAGAAGGCCCTGCTGATGACCGCCTTTAACTCCAGCACTCTGAAGGTGGGTGGCACCGAGATTGGCGATACGCTAGCCGCCTCATCGGCAACCAGCCTCATGCGTTGGCTGGTGGAGACCAAGTTGAAGTCCGAGTTCCACCGGGAGGCCGAACTGGTCGCCGACTACATGCTGACCTACGGCTGGTCCTGTGCCCAGATTACTTGGGACCGCCAGATTGGCCTCCGTCGCCAGACTATGACCATGGAGGAGTTGTACGCCGTGGCCGAGCAGGAGCAGGCCATGGGCATGAACAACGCCCAGATGCTTATTCAGGCAATCATGAACGAATCCAAGGAGGATTATGCCGTGGAACTTGCCAGACAGCAGTTGCCCCAGATGAAGGTGAAACAACTCCGCAAGTTTGTCAGGGACATGCGTGAAATCGGCTCTGGTGAACTTGAGGAAGTCTACATCCAGAAGAACCTTCCTAAGATTACTGCCCTCAAGCCGTTCGACGAAATCTGCTTCCCGCCGGAGACCAGCGACCTCCAGCAAGCCCGTGTCATTTTCCGACGCCAGTACATGACGGAGGTCGAACTGCGTTCGATGATTAAGAACGCTAACTGGGACCCGGCGTTCGTCGAAGCCGCGGCCAAGACCATCGGCAATCATTACTACTTCAACGACCCGAACCTCGTTCCGACGACTACCGTGCTGAACTCGAATGTTCAGCGTGGCGACAACCTTGTCGAGGTGGTCTGGGCCTACTACCGTCAGTTGGACGAGGCGGACATCCCTTCCATCTACTACACCGTATTCTCCCCTCAGGTTGGCAACGAGATGTACGCCATCCAAGAGATGCTGAACTACGCCCACGGCGAGTACCCGTTCATCCCGATTCGGTTCGAGATGTCCCGCCGTCAGGTCACTGAAAGCCGAGGCATCCCCGAAATCAGCAAGACCGAGCAGGATGAGGTCAAGGCCCAGCACGACGCCTTCCGAGACCGCACCGCCCTTGAAATCATGCCGCCAGTCAAGGTGGTCAAGCGGGTCGGTGCCCTAAACCGAATCGCACCGGGTCAGGTCCTTCCCGTCTCCACCAAGGACGACTACACTTGGATGGAGCCTCCGTCTGGCAAGGCCGAGTACGCCATCTCAATCATCAGGCAAATCGAGGTAAACCTCGGCAACTTCTACGGCTTTATCGTCGGCGAGGAGATTGACCCGAACAAGGTTCGCATGCTTCAGCAGTTGCAGGTCAACAACTGGCTTCAGTTCTGGACTCAGGTCTACAAGCAGATGTTCTCTTTGTGCCTGCAATTTATGCCAGAGGAGGAGGTGACTCGCATCACCAACGCCCCGCTGAAGCAGAACATGTCAGACATCCATAGCCAGTACGACTTCAATGTTCGCTTCGACGTTCGAGACACCGACCCGGAGTTTGTCATGGAGAAACTGAAGGCTATCGTCGAGACTGTCGTCCCGCTGGACAGCGGTGGCGTCATCGACCGCAATAAGTTGGTTAAGTTGGTCGTCGAGGCCATCAGCCCAGATGCGGCCCGCGAACTGGTCATCGACCAGACCACGGCTTCCCAGAAACTGTACAAGGATGTCATCAACGATGTCGGCATGATGATGCTCGGCAACGAGGCCCTGTACGTCGAGAACGACCCGACTGCGGAAACAAAGATGCAGTACCTTCAGGAAATCCTCCAAAAGAACCCGAAGGCCGCTTCCGCCGCACAAAGCGACAGAATCTTCCAAATCCTGCTGGAGAACTACACCAAGAATCTCCAGATGTCGGTCGAACAGCAGAAGAACAAGCAAATCGGACGTATCGGCGTTACCCCTGCGTCCGAGCAGATTCAGGGAGAGATGCAGGAAGCCCAAGCGGAGCAGGCACAACAGGCCCCGATGCCCGAGGAGCAGGCACCCGGCGGAGTGCCGCAACCGGGAATGGGCACTGGAATGCTTTAATTCATGGAAATCGACCCAAACACAAAGGCGTTCGGCTTCGTCAACAAGGACGCAGAGGAGGTGTACAACGCCATTCTCGTCCTTCTCGACGCCGAATTCCAAAACTGCCTAGTCACCGTCATGAATCCCAAGGTCGTCGGCGAGGAAAAAGCCTTCGCGGCAGGCCAAATCACTGCCTACAACGATGCTTTGCGTCTTTTTCAGGCCAACAGGGACTTCATGATGAAGGTGCGAACGGGAGAAAAGCATACCAAAGCAGACCAAAGCGGTGGTCATGGGGTCATCTGACTTGCTAACGCCATCACATGGACGATTTTCGGACTACTTCTGCGTGCTAAGTAACGCTGACTATGGAACCAGACTCCAACATCCCGTCTAACGACGAAATCCTCGGACTTGAGCCCGAGGCTAATCAACTCATGGCCCAACCAAGCGAGCGTGCCGACCTCGCTGATGATGAAAAACTCACCCAATTCTTTGGGAGAGCACTTGCTGACGGTCAGCAGGGAGCAGATGAGCCTGCTGTTGAACAGGCTCAGGCCGAGGAGGACCTTTCAGATGGGTCCGAGACCGAGCCAGAACCCCAGAGTGAGGAGACTCATGAGGAGGAGCAGTATCAAGATGGGCCGAAGGCGTCGAAGGGCGTCGATAAGCGAATCTCGAAACTGACCGCTCAGCGTAAAGAGGCTGAGGAACGTGCAAGACAGTTGGAAAGTGAACTCGAAACGCTCAAGCGTCAAAAGGCCACTCCAAGAAACGAAGCCAACCCATTCAGTGCTTTCGATTCCGACGAGAAAATTCAGGCCGAGTACGAGCGTCAGAAGGAAATCCGACTATTTTGCGAACGTTACCCCGACGGGTACTACGAGGAGGGGCAGGAGCCAATCTCGAAGGAGCAGATTGCCAAGGCTAAGGTCGCGGCAATCCGTGCAGTCGATGATTTACTGCCCCAGCAGATGGAGTTCGTCACCAAGAGCAAGGCATACCGTGTCACTGCTCGCAAGGAGTTCCCTTGGCTGGACAACGACACCGACAAACGGGCTATCATGGCCAAGCGTTTCGTCGAGGCCGTCCCAGAACTCAAGAAATTCCCGGATTACGAAATCTACGCCGCCCACCTCGCCAACGGAATGGTGTCCTACCAGCAGCAGAAAGCCGCCGCTAAGCAGGGCATCGCACCGCAAAGAGTACCTGTCCAGCCGACCAGCAATGCTATGCCAAGCCCTGCGGCCCAGAAGGCCAACGGCAACGTGGCAAAACAAGCCGCGGAACGCTACAGGCGGACTTCTTCCATCGACGACCTTTCTGAGGTGTTCAGAAACAAGTTCATCTGAGACCTAATCATCATCCCTATGGCCTCCCTATTCGAGTCCCAGTTCCAGAATCAGCGTCCCTTGCAGGGTGCCCGCGTGGGTATCCGCGAGGAACTCTCCGACCTCATCACCAACGTCGACGCCAAGGAGACCCCCATCTCCTCCATGGCCAAGCGTGGTTCCAAGCCCGGTAACACCACGTTCCGCTGGCAGGTCGACCGCAATCCCGAGCCGTCCGTCGAACTCGGCATCCTTGATGGCAAGGACGTCGACCCGACGAACCCCTCGTCCAACGCCGACTTCAAGCAGTACACCATCGGGTACCGCACGGAAGTCGAGAATAACATCCACCTGTTCCGCAGAGCGGTCCACGTGTCCAACCTCACTCAGGACATCCTGAACATCGCCGGTGTTCAGAACGAACTGAGCCGCCAGTTGGCGAAGGCCACCATCGACCTCAAGCGTTCGATGGAAATCACCTTCACCTCTGACATCATGCCCGCCATCGACGACGGCGTGACCCCGTATCGCACCCGTTGCCTTACGGCTTGGCTGAAGAAGGACAAGGCTACCGCCACCACGAACGCCGACAAGTACGGCGTCCAGAACCAGTCCATCCGCGAAATCGACTCGAACTTCGTCACCCCTGACTCCTCCATCGTCGGCACGGGCACCGATGTCAGCAACCTCAACGAGAACACCGTTCAGGATGTCATGACCTCGGTCTACGAGCAGACCGGCCAGTTCAAGAACCACGAAGCCGTCGTCGGCACGAAACTCAAGCGTCAGTTCACGGAACTCGTCTACACGACCCGTGCTCCCGCTGGTCCTTCGTCCTCCACGGGCATCCGCTCCACCCGCGACGCTAACTCGGACACCATCTCGGCCTCCGTCGACTACTTCGAGGGCGACTTCGGTAAGTTGGCTCTCATCCCGACCCAGTTCCTCCACGCTGGCGTCAACCCCTACACCATCGTCGAGTTCACCGAAGGTGGCGTCCAGAAGTTCAAGTTGTACGACGGCCGCGAGACCTCCGAGTCCAACCGCGTCAAGTCGCTGACCTCCGACGGTGCCACCGCCGGTGCCATCAGCGTCTCCGCTGGCAACCTCGAAGCAAAGAAGGCTGTGTTC